CTTGAATGGTAGCCTGTCCATACCTCAAAACAGGCATTCTTTTTTTAACAAAACACTTTACAAAAGAGCAAAAGTATGCTATACTGTTGCAATTAATTAATCTAATGGAGGATTATATTTATGGCAGAATATGCTAACGGAAATGCGATGTGGGCTAGTGTGTCCACACCTAATAAGTTCGGTGAGTATGTGATATACCTACTGACCGATGATGCTGAAGCAGATAGACTTGAAGGTATGGGTCTTTCTCGTGTTCGTGATAGAACAGGTAAAGAGAAGTATGACCAACCAGCATTTAAATTTGCTAGAAAACCAGCTAACAGGGATGGAAGTACCAAACCAGCACCTAAGCTAGTCGATACCGATGGTAATGACTTAGATACTTTGGTGGGTAATGGTAGTGATGTAACTGTTAAGTTTAAATCATACTCAAATGATTATGGTACATTTGCAGAGCTAGTAGCTGTGAAAGTTGACAAGTTAGTTGAGTATGGGGAACAAGACCCTGATAATGAGGAGTTTTAATTATGATAATTAATTTTGATGGAAAATCGTATGAAACTGAAAAGCTTACTGACCCTCAAGCTAGACAACAAGTTCAAGCTTATGTAAGTCAAATTGCTTTTAACAATCAGTTTCAAATATCAATTCAGAAATCCAACGATAAGTTGCAAGAAGAATTGAGACCTTTACTTACAGAGGAAGCTTTAGTAGAACAAGAAACTGCTGAAGAAGAATCTGAAGAAGATAACGAAGATAACTAAACATAATGAGGGCGACAATGGATAATGGTTTTGATAAGGTTCACCAACCTTGTCCTCTTTGTGATTCCAGCGATGCAGTTGGTGTCAATAAAGATGGTTCAGCTAAGTGTTTTAGTTGTGGTGAATTTATGACAGACTACAATGAATTATTTAACGGAGAGATTATGAAAGTGGTGAAAGAAGCACCTAAGACAACGACTGTTTATGAAAGTGATGTCGGACAAGGCACCTTTGCTGATTTAACTGATAGAAGAATCAGTAAAAATACAGCACAAAAATATGGTGTAACTGTCTTACATGATAGAGCAGGAGATGTCATTCAACATTTCTATCCTTATTACACAGCACATGAACTAAGTGCTACTAAGACTAGGTATGCAAAAGACAAGAGGTTTTATCTCTCAGGTTCTTTTGAAGAGACTGGTTTGTTTGGACAACAACTATTTAAGTCAGGCAAATACATTACTGTAACCGAAGGTGAATGTGATGCGATGGCTGCTTATGAGTTGCTTGGTAGTAAGTGGTCAGTAGTTTCTATTAAACGTGGAGCTGCTGGTGCTGTTAAAGATATCAAAGAAAGTCTTGAATACTTAGAGCAGTTTGAGAATGTTATCCTTGCTTTTGATAATGATAAAGCAGGTAATGAAGCTGCCAATAAAGTTGCCAGACTTTTTAAACCATCTAAGTGTAAGATAATGACCATGCCTAATGGGTGGAAAGACCCTAACGACATGCTCAAAAACAATAAACATAAAGAGTTTGTTGAAGCTTGGTGGAATGCTAAGACTTATACTCCAAGTGGAGTTATCAATGTCTCTGAAGCTAGAGATAAATTCCATGATAGAGAAAAGAAAGAAAGTGTTCCTTATCCTTGGGAAGGTTTGAACAAAAAGCTTTATGGTCTTAGACAAGGCGAGTTAGTTACTTTGACAGGAGGAACTGGACTTGGTAAATCATCAGTAACAAGAGAGCTAGAACATTGGCTCATAAAAAATACTGAAGATAATGTAGGAGTTATAGCACTTGAAGAAGATTGGAGGAGGACCATTGATGGTATTCTTTCGATTGAAGCTAATGCTAGACTTTACATTGACCAAGTTAGAGAACAATTTTCTCAGGAAGAAGTAGATAAATTATTTGATATCTTATACGATGGTGATAATAAAAATAGAGTTTGGGTTCATGCTCACTTCGGCACCAATGACATTGAAGAAATCTTTAGTAAGTTAAGATTTATGATTGTCGGTTGTGGATGTAAGTGGGTAGTTGTTGACCACCTTCATATGTTAGTAAGTGCTACATCGGAAGGTGATGAACGTAGAGCTATTGATAATATTATGACCAGACTAAGAAGCATGGTTGAGGAAACAGGAGCAGGTATTATTCTGGTCTCACACCTCAGACGTGTTGATGGTAATAAGGGACACGAGAACGGCATACAAGTTAGTCTCTCACATTTGAGAGGGTCTAACAGTATTGCTCAGTTATCTGATTGTGTAATTGCCCTTGAACGTAACCAACAATCAACTGACCCAGATGAGTCTCGCACTACAAAGATGCGTATATTAAAGTCTCGTTATACTGGTGATGTTGGTTTGGCTACAAGTTTAATTTACGATGGTGACACAGGTCGTCTTTCAGAAATCGTTGAAGACTTTGATGACCTTGAAGGAGAAACAGGAGAAGCATTTTGAAATTAGTATTTGACATTGAGACAGATGATTTAAATGCCACTAAAATTTGGTGTATCGTTGCTCAAGATGTAGATTCAAATAAGATTTATAAGTTTGGTCCAGATAGTTTGGACAAAGGTTATGAACTTTTAGAATCTGCTGAGCAACTTATAGGTCATAATATAATTGGCTTTGATATCCCAATGGTTGAAAAGTTTAGTGGTATAAAATTAACTGACAATGTTGTTGATACTTTAGTCTTATCAAGATTGTTTAATCCAACACGAGAAGGTGGACATAGCCTTGACAACTGGGGATATCGTTTACGTTATCGTAAGATTGAATTTGAAGACTATCAAAATTATTCTTCTGAGATGCTACAATACTGTGTACGAGATGTACAGCTCAACACATTAGTTTATAACAAACTAAAACAAGAATCAATAGGATTCTCAAGAGAGAGTGTCGAGCTTGAACATCAAGTTGCTAGAGTGATGCGAACACAGGAAGATAACGGCTTTAAGTTTGATGGTAAAGCTGCTGCTCTTTTATTAGCTCAACTCCGAGAAAGGTTACAAGAAGTCGAAGACGAAGTGCATAAAACTTTCAAACCTAGATGGGTTGATGATAAACTTGTAACACCATATATCAAGAAGGATGGCTCTCTTTCTAAAAGAGGTTTGACTGATGATGAATATCAGGACTGTCTAAGTACGGGTGACACTAAACCTTTTATGAGACGAAAGCTTGAGCCATTCAATCTTGGTTCTAGAAAACAGATAGGAGAATACTTAACAGAGATGGGTTGGAGACCCGATAGATTTACTCCAACAGGTCAGCCGATTGTTGATGAAAAAACTCTATCTGAGATTACACATATTTATGAAGCTAAACTTATAGCTGAATATTTATTATTACAAAAACGCATAGCACAAATTGATTCATGGATTGAAGCAGTTAAGGACGATGGTCGTGTTCATGGTTTTGTTATTCCTAATGGTACAATAACCGGCAGGATGACACATAGAAATCCTAACATGGCTCAGGTTCCTAGTCTTGCTTCACCTTATGGTAAGGAATGTCGTGCTTGTTGGATTGTCGATGAAGATTATAAATTAATTGGAGTGGATGCTAGTGGTCTGGAAATCAGGATGTTAGCTCACTACATGAAAGATGAGGACTTTATAAATGAAATCATTAATGGAGACGTACACACCTCTAATCAAAAACTTGCTGGACTTGAATCAAGAAATCAGGCAAAGACATTCATCTATGCCCTCATGTACGGAGCAGGAGATGAAAAGCTTGGAAAAGTGGTTGGAGGAACTAAAGGAGATGGTTCAAGAATTAGAAAACATTTCTTTGCTAATAAGCCATCATTCAAGACACTTAGAGATAGGGTTCAAAGAGCAGCAACAAAAAAATACCTCAAGGCAATAGATGGCAGAAAGGTATTTGTTAGAACAGCACATGCTGCTTTAAATACTTTACTACAAAGTGCTGGTGCTATCGTTATGAAAAAAGGTTTATCCCTGTTGGATGAAAGATTAAGACTATCTGATATTGATTACAGATTTGTTGCTAACATACATGATGAATGGCAGATAGAAGTTAGACAATGCCAAGTTAATAAGGTTGGACAATTAGCTGTCAAGTCTATAATCGATGCCGGAGAACATTACAACTTACGTTGTCCTCTCGATGGTGAATTTAAAGTAGGAGGTAACTGGAGTGAAACTCACTAAACAACAATCTCTTTTTCCAGATGACCACGATGAGTTACTTTTTGAAGATGGAAAGATATGTATTAAGTGTGATAAAAAATTACCTTTAACAGCTTTTAGCCCAGCATCAGGAGGAAATTTTCTCAGACCAGAATGTAGAGAATGTAATAATCATCTTAGTAAAACTAGAAAATTATTAAAAGAAAAATATGGGATGCCCACAGATGATAATTATTCTTGCCCTATTTGTTTAGGAACAGTTGATAAAGTTAATGGACTTGGTGGAAAAAAATCAGGAGCTTGGGTTGTTGACCATTGCCATGAAACCGAATCATTTAGAGGTTGGTTATGTCATACATGTAATCGATGTTTAGGTGGCTTCAAAGATAATATAGAAATTTTACAAAGAGCTATAGGATATTTACAAAGACATGAAACAGAAAAAGAAAACACTTGATACCTTAGTATCAGACATATATGACAAACTCTCAGTCCTTGGCGAGGGTGGTTCATTAGACATCAAGGAGAAGGACATTGACAAGTTCGGTGAGTCAATGAAAGATATACTACGTAAGTGGTCCAATCCTGAGCCTCGTAGTAATGAAAGATTAAGGATGTCTAATATCGGTAGACCACTACGACAACTTTGGTTTGATGTGAAGTCGGATAAAGAACCAGAGAAGATACCACCCTCAGTTTTTATTAAGTTTTTGTATGGACATTTATTAGAAGAGATAGTTTTATTTCTAGTTAAAATGTCTGGACATGAGGTGACTGATGAACAAAAGTCTGTGGAAGTTGATGGTATTAAAGGACACATGGATTGTGTTATCGATGGTGAAGTTGTTGATGTTAAGACAGCTTCCGGATATAGTTTTAGAAAATTTAAAGATGGCACACTTCCAGAAGATGATGTCTTTGGATACATGGCTCAACTAACTGGATATGAGGCAGCTCAAGGAACAAAGAATGGTGCTTTCTTAGCTCTTAATAAAGAGAGTGGAGAACTTGCTTTATTCAAACCAGATAATTTTGACAAACCCAATATTAAAAAGAAAATTAAGGACGTTAAAAACATCATAGCTATTGACAGTCCCCCAGATTTTTGTTATAATAATATACCTGAGGGCAAATTAGGTAACATGAAATTACCTCGTGAATGTACTTATTGTCGTCACAAATTTGAGTGTCATAAAGATTCCAACGAAGGTCAGGGACTTAGAGTATTTAAGTATTCTAAGGGCTTAGTTTATATGACACAAACACCTAATCCACCCAGAGTAGATGAGATAAAATATGAACGGAAAGAAAGCTAAACAATTAAGAAGAAGAAGTAAAGAACTGCTTATTGAATGGTTGAGGACTATGGTTCCAGAAGGTGAAGACACTTCTAAGATAACGGCTCAAAACCTACATGAGTTTTTACCTGAACAGACTCACATCTTTGCTAATAATAGATTTATGTTAAGTGCTTATTCTTTACGTTGGTTTTATAAACAGGTAAAGAAAAACCCAGATGTAACATTAGAAGATTTAGGAATACCAAATGTATAAGTTTAATGAAGATAAATTAATAGAAGAACTACAGAAGTATGTTGATGATACTTATGGTCAACACTATGCTACAGATAAGTATCAAGCTACTGATGTTATCATTGACTCTGGACATGGAACAGGTTTTTGTATGGGTAACATTATGAAATATGCTAAACGTTATGGCAATAAAGAAGGTCGAAACAGAAAAGACTTATTGAAGATATTACATTATGGTATAATTATGTTACACATACA